CAGTCGTATGGCAAAGGTACGGTCAGACACCGCTCGACGTGCGGGCCGCAGGCTGCCAGGGGCAGAATAAGGAGAAGGTATTTCATCACAGCGGCCCCAATCGACAAAGCGCCTTGAACGACCGGCGGTATGATTTCAGCAGTGGGTCGATCTGATCGACCTTCCACTGATTTCCCGCCGCAAGTTCTTCCTCTCGGTAAATCTCCAGCGCGACAATAACGGTATGCGTGTCCGCAGCATCCAGTTTGATTGCCATTACAGCACAAGCCTCCCTACTAATGTCGCCAACCCGACACAGGTCAGCGCGACGGCGATCATGGTGATGACGATGGTGCCAACCCCAGGCGTCGGGACCAGCCACATTTCGTCTTGGACAATCCGGCACAAGGCCCGATCGGCTTCGTCCGGGCTGCACGCCAACACTTCAAAAGCTGCATCGATGGCGTCCAGGTCGTGCAGCCGGTGGTGCCGCAGGATAACCCGGGCCTGCGCGTAGCCGATGTGAACGGGCGGCAGTTGTATGACTTGCGCGGTCATTCTTGCTTCTCCACGCAGCGGTAAAACCACAGCTTCAGCGTGCTGTTGTACGTCTTGATCAGGCGCCCCTCGTCCCGCAGGCTGCCCAGCGCACGGTCGGCCGTCTTCTCGCCGATCTTCAAAGCCCGGCAAATCCCGCCGCGGGTGTCTGGCATTTCGCTGAGATGCTTGGCCACCGCGAAGATCACTTCCGGCGACGTGGGCCGGGCCGGGTCGTTCTTCGGTTCCTTTTCCTTGCGCAGGTATTGCGGGATGCCGGCCATCCACAGGATCCGCAGGCGGTCCTGGTCCCATTCGGCGAACTTGTTGGGTAGGTGGTGTGTCACAGCCCCGCCCCCATGCCAATCATCAGCATCAGGTACAGGCCGCCGAACAGGCAGGCCACGCCGATCATGTCCCGGATCATTGTGCGGCCTCGCTGTATGCAGACCCACCAAGGCGGCGCTCAAGGCGCTTGGCGATAACAGCAAGGCATTGGTTTGTTGCGTCGTGGCTGGTGCCGTTGGCAAGGTCAACGTAGATGGCGCGAGCGTCACGGCCGGTCAGGCGTTCGGCCTCGCCGAGTGCATCCGCCGCGTCGTCCAGATTGTAGCACGGATCGCTGGCACCCATGCCGCGTGGGCCGTGGTCGCTGGTGATGATGTAGAACTCTGTCTGCATGGTCATTGGTCGGGTTCCTTTTTCTTCCTACGACCCCAGAATTACCCCTGAATCTTCTTATCTTCAAGCTTTTTATTCACATGGATCAATATTCTTTCGGATGCGTCCCGCGCACCAAGGCCAACCACCACCGTGTGGCCGACCCCTTCCAGATACCCGATCATGTTTGTTTGCTCGCGCGACACCCGCCCGCCCTTGGCCTTCTTCATTTCAATCCACAGCAGCCACTCGGGGATAAACAGATCGGGGATGCCTGGCGTCACCCCCTCCGCCTTCAGCCGCTTGGCCGTGCTGATTGCCCTGTGCTCGCCGTTCGGAATGGCAAAAATCAAAACGCCGGGGAACTTGGCGCGGAACCAATTCACCAAGCCCACCTGCTCGTCATGCTCAGAAGTCATCGGCAAACATTTCCTTCAGGTCCCTGTCCAGTTCCGTCTCTGCTGGTGGCTTTTTCTGTTCGTAATCCAGCTGCACGATCTGGAAATACTTCCCGTCTGGCTTCACCCGGATCTTGCTGGGCTTCACCCAGGACGCGCATTCCGCCAGTGCTGCGTCCGTACCGTCTGCGCTCGCCCGCAGGGCCGATTTCCGGGCCGTGTAGCGGCTTGCTGCGTATCCGCCATGGTCAGGGCATAGCCACTCGCTGATCCGCGTCATGCCGCAATAGTAGGTCACACGGATGCTGTCGGGCTTCCCCTCTTTCTGCCAGCGCCCGTAGGACACATCGTCCACGTCCAGCCATTCCATTTTGACCTGGTTGGACAGCACCGCGCCTTCGTATGATTTGGGCGCGTGGTTCAATTCCGGCGCCGGGAACTCAAACGCACACTCCGGGCACACCCGCACGGCCGCGTGGCAAAAGGTATTGCAGCTGGGGCACGCCTTGACCGGCGCCTTGCCATCGCCCGTGCCGCCGTTCTTCTTCGGGTTTGGCGTGTCGATAAATCCGTGCCGCGCCACGTTCCCGCCGTAGTCAAGCAAGAGGCAATCCTCCTTGCCGGGCGCCAAGCGCGTCCCGCGGCCCACCATCTGAATGTAAAGGCCCGTCGATTCGGTGGCGCGCACCAAGGCAACCAGATCCACCGAGGGCGCATCAAATCCCGTGGTCAGCACGTTGCAGTTGACCAGCGCCCGTAGCTTGCCGCTTTTGAAGTCCGCAATCTTGCGCCCGCGCTCCGCCATGTCGTCGGACCCGGTCACAACCTCGGCACCGATATCCAGGTCGCGCAGCCCGTCCGCCAGCATGTTGGCGTGCCCAATGCCGCTGGCAAAGATCAGCCAGGACTTCCGATCCACGCCCAGCCTGCAAATCTCTTCGACCGTGGCCCGCACAAGTTCCGGGTCCGATGCGGCCGCCGCAAGTTCGCTCTCAATGAACTCACCGCCACGCCGGCCGACATTGGTCAGGTCGATCTGCTTCAGCCCGCCCTTGCTGTAGACCGTGGAAAGCCACCCTTCCTCCATCAGCCTGCTCACGGGGATATCGTAGGCAATGCCGTCGAACACCGCCCCTTTGCCCTTGTGCAGGAACCCACTGTCGAGCCGGTATGGCGTGGCCGTCAGCCCAACCACCTTGACCTGCGGATTGCAGATGGTCAGGTCGCGGATGAATTGCCCGTAGCGCGTCTCGGTGTTCTTCGGCAGCATGTGCGCTTCATCGATCAGCACCAGGTCCGGGGCCGGAATCATGTCAAACGCCCGCTCCCAAACGCTCTGGATCCCGGCAAACGTGATGGGCCTGTCCAGCCGCTTCTGGCGCAGGCTGGCGCTGTAGAAGCCAAAATCCGCCTCTGGATACATTGCCAGCAGACCCTTGGCACCCTGCTCAAGCAGTTCCTTGACGTGGCTGACAATCAAAACCTTGGTGTTCGGGAAGGACATGGCATCCCGAACGATCTGCGCGATGATTGCCGTCTTGCCTGAGCCAGTTGGGGCCACAATAAGAGGGTGGTTTCCCGCGCCCTTGGCCCAATAACTGTATAGGCCCTCAACCGCTTCCTTTTGATAATCCCTCAGTTCAAACGTCATTTCATTCTTCCCTCAAACATGGCTTGGCTGTTGTTTTTATTGCGCTCGGTTTGTCCGGTGAGTTGATCCAGATAGTCAACCCAATCCGTTCCCGCGTCTTTAACTTCCAAGTCTTTCGGCATCATCTGCGGAATGAAAAGGTGATTAGCGCAGGGCTTTTCCACCTTATTACCCAGCGAACAGGACCACGATCCATTGTTTTCCGGCGTGACATGCGCGCAGGTTCGGCAGTGCACTTCCGGTATCTTGTTGCCTTGGCACACGGAAAAATACGGGCAGAATTTGCACCGCCAATCGCTCGGGTCCTCCGTAATCCTTGGCGGCGGAAGCGGCGCAAACACGATCCGATTTGCCTTTGCTTCCAGCTTGATTCCCTGTGCCGGATCATACCGAATGCGCTCGCCGTAGATGGCATCGGTCTCTTTGCACACGGCAAAGAAATAGCACCGTTCCAGCTTTGACAGGTGCATTCCGATCTGGCATTGGGCCCAGTAAATCGCGTTGGACTTCTCAAGCCCGTCCTCGGACAGCTTGCGAAAACTCTTTGTATTCATGGTCTTGAACTCAAGGGTGTGCGGCTTTTTGCTTTCGGGGAAGTTCTCCCCAACACCATCGAGGCTCAAGGCAAAGTGCCCGCCGCACGCCTCAAACCGCACCTGCCGACCCGTGTCCGGATCCCGGTCCCAGACCGTCACCCCCACATCGCGCAGGTTGCGAACCACCCGGTCTTCCTCCCGGTCGCCCGTCTCAAACAGGCGCAGCATGCGCCCCTCAAAGTGCGGCGTCCAAGCCCAGCGAAACTGATACCAAAGCGCCCGGTCGCATTCCCGGCCGATCTGGCTGCCGCCCAGGTGCGGGCGGTGCTCGCCCTTCCTTTTGTTCTGGTAGTGCTCAAAGATGCGCTTGATTGTCTCCGGCGTCGTGTTGTTTGCAATGTCCATCATTCCGCCTCGCCGCGCGGATAATCGATGTTGAAATGAATGGAACCGCCCAATTTACTTACGCCGACACGGTAGCTGGTAATATGCCCCAGCCCAGTGCGCCCAGACGCGCGCTGATATATAAAACTCGTGCGCGCATCAGGCCCGTGCAAATCATAAATGCTGTCAACGATTGCCTTTAGTTCACTGATCGTCATTTTGCTCTCCATCCATCCAGTGACGCGCCCCCGTAGGGACGCGCTTCTTGAGGGACGTTTCAGCGCCGCCAGGGCGGGGATGTGCTGGCCTGTGCTGCGGGGGTGGAGGCTTTACCATCGCACTCCGCGTATTCCTTGATTTCGTTGCTGGGCCCATATTGAGCGTCGCCCGGCTTGACAGACACCTTCATCATGAAAGGCTTGTCCAGCAGTTCCTCGCTCCGGCGCGGCGCGTTGACCCCGACAGCCCGGCAGATGCCCGACAGCGTGCGGTTGGCAATCTCCACCGCGGTCGCGTTGGGGTTCTTGAGGTTCAGGCGCTCGAACATTTTGCGCCCCTGATACTGACCCTCGATGACCTCAGCGTTTAGCTGCAGGTAGCTGCCAGTCTGCGCCTTGGTCGGCTTTTCCTCGGATGCCGTGAAGACAGCCTTGTACCATCCAGCCGGAAGCGGTTCAAAGCTGGCAATCGGGTCTACCTTTGAGGCGTCGAAACCATTCAGATCCATAGTCGTTCTCCTTACTTCGCTGCAAATTTCTCGAAAGGGTTCCCGCCGTCAAAAGTGAATGGCAGGGCCTGGGTGATGTCGAACCGGTTTTTCGTGACGCTGGAAGCCTGCGGGTAGCAGATGATTTCCCGCTCGCCCGTGCTGATGGCGCGCTTCTTATCGCCATCGCCGCGCACAAAGCTTTTCAGCCTGATCATACATACCGCGTCGACGTTGTCGGTGTAGTGCGGCAGTGATTTCTTGTGCAGCCGCACCGTGTAGCGCCCGAAGGCGTCCATGTCCGGAAGGTCCAGCGTTTCGGTGTCCGCATGCCCAATGAAGACCACGTTCATGCCGCGCTCGTAAGCTAGCGCCCCGGCCCATTCCCGGATGGTCCTGTGCTTTTCAGCGGCCGTGCTGTAGCCGGCGCCGTAGCCGCCCCCAGCCTGGTTGATTGATTTCGCCTTCGGGTCCGCCTCGACGATTTCGTGCTCAATCAGCGTGGCAAGCTGTGTGATGCTGTCCAGAACCATGGTTTTGAAGTCATGCTCCTGCGTGGCCAAAGACTCGATCGCGTCCAGCACGTCCTTGCTGGATTTCGCCAGCGGAAAAAGGCTGACCCCATCGTTCCCGGCCAAGCTGGCCGTGCCGTCTTCGGTTCGAATAAAGACCGGCTTCGGGAACATCGCCGCCAGCGTGGTTTTGCCCATGCCGCCTTCCCCGAAGAGCGTCATAATGATGGGCCTGTCGGCGCGCGGTTTCGACAGCGTTTTGAGATCAATAGCCAAGGGGGCACTCCTTTTCCGCAACCGTGATGGCGTGCTCAAGAAGTGCGATAACCGCGCGCGCCTCATCTGCGCTCAATATAACCCAGCGCTTCACATCCTCGGCAAATGGGTCCCATTCGGACGCAAACACACTAATTGCCCCGGATTCATAACCACATCCCACCTCAAACTCTTGCCCGTCTTCGGTGTCAAGTTTCAGAATCATTTCGCCACCTCCACTTTCACGCCAATCTTGCCCTTCGTGGTGGTGAAGGCGATTGCGATGTTGCGCCAGATTTCCGGCTCGTTGTTCATCAGCCACTTGCAGCCAGCGGCGTCGGCTTCGACCTTCATCTTGATCGGAAGCAGTGCCGCGGGGCACTTGTCCATGACCATCTGCCACTTCTTGGCATCGACCTTCCGCGTTACCGGCTGGGTCAGCGTCACCTTGTAGTCTTCCAGGGTGTGGGTGATCGCGCCTTCGTCCTTGACCTCAAGGGCTTGGGTGATCTGGTCTTCGATCTTGTATCGAAGGTCCTTTGCGGCATCCTCTGCCGCCTTGGCATCAAGCCAATCGCGCGCAAGCGCGTCGATGTTTGTAAGCATCATCTCTTTCCTTCTTCTTCCAACGTCTTGACCATTCGCACAAGAAAGTGCAGATTGCAAGCGTGAACTTTAACGTGGAGAAGAAAATTGTTGAGCATCGCAGAAATCCGGGACCTTCTGGCCGACCGCCGGCTCACGATTGTGGCCGAAAAATCAGGCCTGTCCTACCCCACCGTAAAGCGCGTGGCGGATGGCGAGGAAGGCATCACCCTCGCCACCCTGCGCAAGCTGTCGGCCTACTTTACGACTCCGGTTGTATCATCCGATGGATGATTGACGGCCGCCCCTTGCCGCTTTCGGTTTTGGAAACCATTCGCTCGATCGGGTAATCTGTGCAGACCATCTGCAGCAGGCCGTCCCGTTCGTGCTTTTTCTGGTTGCCCAGCTTGGGCACGCTCAGGATCAATTCCCGCATCGTCAGCCCGACCGATCCAGAGGCCATGATTGCATCCGCAACTTTCTTGCGCAGGCCGTCCGTCTCGCCTTCGGCCAAATGCAGGTGCATCGCGTCCACCGTCTGCTTGGCATAAAAATCAACGTAATCAATCGCCCATTGCGCGGCTGCTTCGGTGATTTCCTTGTCGCCCAGGCTGTGGGCCACGATCAAACTCAGCCGCATGGCAATCTCCCGCGTGCGGTTGAGCATGTCGGCCGCAACGGGCGTGGTCGAGTCCTGCCAGTCGTTAAGCCTTTTCTCGTAGGCCCTGAATAGATCCTGGGCGGGCTTGCTGAACGGAATCAGGATCGGCTCCGGCGGGAACTCCGGCCCGTGCCCCTGCAGATCGCCCGCCTCATCAGCGCAGGCGGATGCCGCGGCCCTGACCCAATCCACCACGCTCTTGGGCGGCTCGATCATCGCAGGCACGCGCGACATTTCCCGTTTGCGTTTGCTTTCCACAATCAGAAACCGGTTCAGAAAGCCGCTGGCCACGTCCTTGGACCCAATCGCCTCGTAAAACGTCTCGGGCGTGGTCATGCCCAGAACCGTGACCGAGGGCGATTTGATTTCGATGTTCAGGGTTTTCTTTTGCCCCTCGGTCATCTGCATCGTGGCGTAGCCCACATTGCGCAGCGTCTTGTTCTGCCGCCCGAAGGCCTGCATCAGCATCGTCAGCGCGTCCTTCTTGTGCTGATTGCCGTTCGCCCCTGCCGAGGCCAGCATGGCGCCAAACTCGTCAATCACCGCGATGTGCGTGGGCTTGTCCCGCAGCGATGACAAAACCCCGGCCGCCGAGGTGTAGCCGTTCGGCCCAACCAGGTTGTGGGCCCCGGCCGCCTCAAGGAAATCCTCAATCACCGTGTTGGCGTGCTCCTTGCCGGATCCGGTCTTGCCGATGTTGAGAAAATACAGGCCGGTCATATTTCGGTGGCAGGTGGTAAAGCGCCGGCCCATCGCAACCGACCCAAGCGCCAACGCCGTCTGCACGTCGAATTGCGGCTGCCGCTTAATGCAGGTCTTGGCCGAGAAGGTCACGGCGTCCGCCAGAACGCCTGGCACGCTCAGCAGGTGCTTTGGTATGGCGTCGTCCTCACCATCCTCCGGCTTTTTGCGGATGGCCTCCCAGACGGCCGCTCCGTGGCGTATGGCCTCGCGGTCTTCCTCAGTTGGGCCCGACGGCAGGGAACTGAGTTGCAGCATCTCTGCCGCCGCCTTCACCGCCGCGGATGCGTTGCCCATGTGCTGATATTGGCAGAACACCTCGAAGGAGTCGAAGCTGTGCGCCGGGTCAAACGGATCGCTGGCGTGGTGGCTGTAGGCCCGCCCGTCGTCGAACAGAATCACCCCCGGAATGCGGCTGGTGCTGTTCGGGCTGAGCCACCGCGACCCGTAGCGGCGGTAACCAGCCTCCTCCAGGGCCGAGGTGATGGAAACGGCATCGTTGTATGCCCCGATGACGCTTGCCCCCTCAGTGCCGATTTTACGGCTCTTGGCGGCTGGTGGGCGAAACTCGGGTGTTCTGATCCACGGGCAGACGCTCATCATCTGCGGGCGAAACCGGTCCCACTCACGCCACATCATCAAAAGCTGCTCGG